AAGTGGAAAGCGCGGCTGCAGCCGGCAACAGAACGAGGATTTAGGTGACTCTCGGCACCAAGTAGGTCACACCTACAGTTACGTTAGATTTGCGCCTGGCTAACAGAGAGAAGCTTAGAACATTGAGAACAGAGCTGCTAAGGAATCAAGCGGATCGTTTGCGAAGGACGACAATGCACTGGTGGCGTGCTTGGCGATTTGATCTTCTACGACCCGGACTCCACCTTCAATGAAGGATCCGAGGCTGGAGTGCACTGCTGAGGTGGCAGTCTCGGCCATAACGGACTTCGGGGGATTTGGTTTTGCAATCGCGGTGAGTGCGCGTTGCGTTGACAGGGGGTTGAACTCGACATTAATAAACCACTCAACAACCAGTGGGCTGGTGCTGATAGTGGCTCCCGTTACCTCCAAGTACAACGCAGTCCAATCGGACTGTACGTTGGTGGCGGTTGATTGGGAGATAAAGTCTCGTGAACCGGAACCTGTGGGTTGTGAAACCCAGGAAATTTCCATTCCCGGTTGGATGGCTTTGACCGTAACCTCGCTGTAAAGCTCAGTGCCTAAAGTGTAGGCAGTCGAAACCGAAACCGGGGTGGCTGTACCCAGTGTCAAGATGCCTGACGCCGTTGTAGCGGACGCTATGCATCTAATGATACACCCAGCAGAAACAATACGGTAATTAGAACCGTAAGTCGCCAGCATACTTCCGACCTTGTAATCATTGTATGCTGCTGCTGTGGTAGCAACCGAACCAACAACTGTCGAACCAATGTTACCGAAAGGCGCCGCAATTGCAAAACAATTGAACGCTTTCCCGGCAGCATCGACAATTACTGGAACGTTTCCTCGAAACTGCTCCGTGAGGGTGTTACCTGACGTTCCGTCAGGCCACTTAGAGTTCTTAGACGCAGGGCAAAACGGGTCAGTGACCGAGCAAACCCCCTTAACGTGTTGGGGTCGCACGGTTCTTCCACCGGTCGTTCTGCGCATGGGTCGCGCGACGATAGGTCGTAGGTCCTGGTTATTAGCCAAAACGTTCGATCTAACTGGTCGCGGCCCGCGTCCATTTCTCTTCTTACTCTTACTGTTTCTCTTCTTACCTGGCATCTTGCCGTCTACGTGTCTCAGTTTTGAACCTCAGGACAATTGGTGACCCCCCGACTTAAGCGTCACGATCAACCAGTGTGTCAATCAGCGGCCAGCTGATCACACATGGGAGAGTCGCGCACGTAGCGAGCAAATCCTCAAAATGGCGCTCCATATCTGGAGTCAAACCATACCGCGCCTCAACAAAGGCGTAGGTTTCAGGAGAGGCTTCATGGGCACAACGAGCTTTGGTCTTGTATTTAAAATACTCAACTGTATGCTCGCGTGCCTGCGCAAGGTCCTGGTGCCTACGGATAAATCCGCGTAGGAATGGGATGTGATTCGTCGTCTCATAGAGCGAAGTAGCTGCACCGTACACATCGGGTGGTGCATTACTGAGTGTCCAGGCAAACCTTTGTAGTGTGCGTCCTATTTTAGGACCCCACACCGTGCCGGTTGCCGTGGGATAGGGAATGTTCGAAGCAAACTCCACCTCATGTGGATGAATTGTAATCAAACCCGTGACTGGTAACCCGAGGTCGGCTGAGCTTTCCTCGAATTCCTCCCATGTTATTGGGTTGTCACCAAACGTCACCACGATGCCATCATCCCCCTTGATGACCACACCATAGCTTGCGCTACTGGGTTCACCCAAAGAATGAATCACACCAGCTGCATTAACGGCGAAGTTCCTCCAAGCAGTATCATTACCACCGCTGATCATAGTTGGATCAGATGACTGGAATGAAATTGGAAGTCCTTGAACAGAACCTTTAATGCGGTGCAATTCATCATTGTTTTTGATGAACTCTTCGCTGCAACGTGCGCCCCTAAATATCAAATTGGAGTACGTCTGCGCCTCAGCTTCCTGGTTCTTCTCGAACCGCTTACGGTCGTAGACAATGTACTTACAGGGGCTTCCTGGTCTCGTGAAAGCCTCCGTCCAAAAGTCGAACAAATGTCCCAAATCCTCAGCTGCGAAACCACTGTCCCACACCAAGAAATTATGAGCGTTGTAATCAAATCTCTTCTTGAAAACATTGCCCATACACCACATTGTCGGCCCAAAGTAAGCGTTAGCTCGATGAGTACACGAGTTAACAATCCTAGGGTCAACCTCAGGTGGATCGCCGGCCACCGTGAGAGTTCCAGACTTCTCCATCTTGACTATGCTTGCCACTCGCAAGTCTTTCTTGTTCAGATCCTCTTCG